AAGCGGCCAAAGACACCGACAAGGACGGCTACTGAATGTCAGGGGCCGAGCGATATCTGCTGCTGTTGAGGCGCAAGCGAGCAATCCTGCAGGCGCAGGAAAGCCTTGTCGACTTTGCGCAGCTGATGATGCCCGACCCCGACAACACCGATGAAGCGACGATGTCGCTGTACAAGCCGCAAAAATTTCACCGGGTGATCGGCGCCGGCCTCGAGGAGATCGAGAAGGAGACCTATCGCCGACTGATGATTGCGATCGGCCCGCGCTTCGGCAAGACCACCTTGGCGGCCAAGATGTTTCCGGCGTGGTACGCGGGCAGACATCCTGACAGAAGCATCATCGTCGCCACCTACAATCAGCAATACGCCTGGGACCTCGGCCGCGGCATCCGCGATGTGATGACGTCGCCGCAGTTCAAGCAGGTGTTTCCAGAGCTGGCGATTAAGCAGCGCGCCTCCGCGGTCAACCGCATCGAGACGACGGCCGGCGGCGTGATCTTTTGCGTCGGCCGCGGTAGCGCGATCACCGGCCGCGGTGCGCATCTGATCCTGCTTGATGATCCGATCAAGGATCGTAAGGAGGCCGACTCGCTGCTGATCCTCGATGGCTTGTGGGCTTGGTACAATCAGGTGCTGCGCACCCGACTGATGAACCGCCGCGGCACCATGGTGCTGATCAATACGCGATGGTCGGAGAACGATCTAACCGGCCGGCTCATTGATCCGCTCAATCCGCACTACTCAATTGGCGAGGCGCGGCTGTGGCGCTCGATCGATTTGCCGGCGATCGCCGAGGACAACGATGTGCTCGGGCGCAAGCCTGGCGAGCCGCTGTGGGCCGATCGTTTCGATCTGCCCTACCTCGAGCAAATCCGATCGTCTGATCCACGCGGCTTCCAGGCGCTGTACCAGGGCAAGCCCTCGCCTCGCGAAGGCGCGTTCTTCAAGGTTAGCGATCTGGTGGGCTACAACACAATGCGCGAGATGCCGCCGAAGGAAAGCATGCGCTTCTATGCGGCGTCGGATCATGCCGTCAGCCTGGCGCAGCAAGCCGATCGGACTTGCCTGATGTGCGTCGGCGTCGATGAGAAGGACCACATCTGGATCATGCCAGACCTGGTGTGGGCGCGGCTTGATAGCCGCGACGCCATCGAGGGCATGGTGGCGATGATGGAGCGCTACAAGCCGCAATTCTGGTGGGCCGAGGCCGGCGCGATCGGCAAATCAATCGGGCCGTTTCTGCGCAAGCGCATGCTGGAGAAGCGCACCTTCTGCGCCATTGATCCGATCCCGCCGGTCGCCGACAAGCAGCAGCGCGCTCAATCAATCCAGGCGCGCTCATCGATGAAGATGGTTCACTTTCCAACCTGGACGACATGGTGGGCCGAGGCTCAGGACCAGCTGCTCAAGTTTCCGAATGCAGCCCATGATGACTTTGTCGACGCACTAGCCCTGATTGGGCTAGGTCTCAGCAAGATGCGGCCGCGCCAGCGGCAAAAGCAGAAAGAAGAGCCGAACAAGGAAGGCACATTCGGCTCGATGATCGAGGAAACCCGGAAGCGCGAAGGACGTATTGAGCGCCAACGGAGTTTGGAGGGATGGCTGTAGATTTACCGACCGGCGGAATGCCGGGAAGGCCCAGCGTCCCGCTCCTCGGCGGCGATGGGATGAGTGCTGGTGGTATCGGCGAGCCCGGTGCCGGCGGCATGCTGGACGAGATACTCAAGGCCGACAAAGAAACCATTGATCGCAATCCGCCCGAGGTCACTGACCAGCGCAAGGCGCTGGTCGCGGCCTGGTGCCGTCGCGTCAAGTCGGCCAAGTCGCACTGGGACAAGGCCTACAAAAAAATGCGGGAAGACCAGGACTTTTGTCTCGGTCTGCAGTGGAGCAAGAACCCCGAGGATCGCCGCTATAAGGCCAACCTGACGCTGCGCCTGGTGGCGCAGAAGACTGCATTTTTGTATGCCAAAAACCCGAAGGCGGTGGCGCGCCGGCGCGAGCGTCTCAACGCAGTGCTGTGGGACGGTACCAACAATCAGCTGCAGCAGATGATGCAGTCGGGCGCCATGCTGGCACAGCAGGCGGCGGGGCAGCCTGGCGGCATTCCTCAGGCCATGGGCTCGATGATGCAAGGCGCCCAGAACCCAATGCAGGACCCGCAGATGGCGGCCGCGGCGCAGATGGCGCAGCAGGGCATGGCGATCGCCGCCGACGCCTCGCGCGCCAAACAAGAAAACGAGATGCTGGATAAATTCGGCAAGACGCTGGAGCTCTTGTACGACTACAACATCAAGGAGCAGGTCCATCCGTTCAAGTCGATGATGAAGCTCGTGGTGCGCCGTGCCGTCACCGTCGGCGTCGGCTACGTCAAGCTCGGCTTTGAGCGGGTGATGGATAAGAAGCCCGACATGGAGAAGGGCATCGCCGACGCCAGCGAGCGCCTCTCCACGCTCGAGCGGCTCGCTGCCGACTTGCATGATCAGGTCACCGACGTCGACAGCATGGAGGCCGAGCAGCTGCGCTTGCTCATCCAGGATATGTCGCAGCAGCAGGAATTCCTGGTGCGTGAGGGTTTGACGTTCGACTATCCGCTGCCGACCAACATCATCCCCGACATCAAGACGGTCGAGCTCAGGCACTTCCTGCACTCCGATTGGGTTGCCGAGCAGTTCATGCTGTCGAAGAACGAGATCGAAGAGATTTACAACGTCGACGTCGGCGATAGCTTCACCAGCTACAAGCAGTGGGATATTCGCGGGCCCGACCCGATCCAGATGGCGCGACAAATGGCCGGCACCGACTGGGTCGAGGGTCGCAAATCAGACGATCGTCAGCAGGATTTTTGCTGCGTCTGGGAAATCTACAGCCGCAAAGACGGCATGGTTTACACCGTGTGTGATGGCTACAAAGATTTTCTGCGTGAGCCGGCGTCGCCTGAGGTCTACAACGAGCGCTTCTATCCTTGGTATCCGCTGCTGTTCAATGAGTGCGATCACCCGGAAGAAATATTTCCGCCGAGCGATGTGCGCCTGATGCGCGACATGCAGCTCGAGTACAACAGGTGCCGCGAAGGATTGAAGGAGCAGAGGATCGCGGCCAGGCCGTTCATCGGTGTCGTCGCCGGCTCGATGGAAGAGGCTGACCTGACCAAGCTCGAGAACCGCGAGGCCAACGCGATTGTCGAATTACAAGCATTGCAACCAAATCAAGATATAAAAAATTTGCTGCAGAGCTACGCTGGTAGCGGCATCGATCCGAACCTCTACGAGGTCAATCCGGTCTACGAGGATGTGCTGCGCACCACCGGCATTCAGGAGGCAAACCTCGGCGGCACCAGTGACGCCACCGCGACCCAGGCACAGATCGCTGAGGGCTCGCGCATGACCAGCATGGGGTCAAACACCGACGACCTGAACGATCTGCTGACGCAGCTCGCCCGCAACGGCGGCCAGATGTTGATCGGCGAGGTGGCGAAAGCAACGGTGGAGAAAATTGTTGGCCAGGGCGCGGTGTGGCCTGAGATGTCACGGCAGGACATTGCTCAGGAGGTGGCACTTGAGATCGAGGCCGGCTCGATGGGTCGACCGAACGCAGCTCAAGAGGTCGCCAATGCACAAAGGATTTATCCGTTGCTGATCCAAATCCCCGGCATCAATCCTGAATATCTCGCGAAGGACCTGCTGCGCAGAATGGATGACAGGCTCGATCTGACGCAGGCCTTCAAGTCGATGCTGCCGTCGATCGTCGCCATGAACGGCATGGCGCAGGGCATCCCGCCAGGCTCAGGCATGGGGCCAGGCGCCGCGCAGGGCCCGCAGGGCGCCGGCAATGCCGCAGGCGCCGGCCCGCCTCCAGGCGGCCCGCCAGACGCTGCCGGGCAGCTCGCTGGTGCCGCTCCCCCTAGCCCTGGTGGGGCGATGGGCGCCGCCCCCTAGCGCTGCCGACTCGGCGGGTGTATAGGCAGAAGCTCAGGGGAACTTCTTGGTTCGAAAGGTTGGCCGGTGGCCGGCGAATTCGAACCATCTACTGGTCCTGCAAATACACCAGAGCCGAGTGTCACCCCAGACGCGCCGGCTGTTCCGTCTACCGGCGAAAGCTCTGCGCCCTCGCCAAGCGCAACACCAGAACCCGGTGATAGCCGATCCGAACTTCTCGCCGCTGTGCAGCAGGCAGTCCCCGAACTGCGATCCTCACAGGACGATGAACCTCGGCAAGGCGGTGCCTCACCAGCACCTTCTGAGAAGCCCGATCCTTCCGCACCTCCACCGCCGGTTTCGCCAGAACAACTACCTGACGATCCGACGGCAGAGGAGCTTGCTGCTCTTCCGCCACGATCAAACGCCCGCATCCAGCGCTTGCTGGATCAACGGCGTGAGTTAAGGACTGAAAACGAACAACTGAAATCGATCGCGCCTCAAGCCGAGGCCGCCCAGGCCGTTCAGAAATATCTGCACGACAACGACATTGGCGGCGACGACTTCAAGCTGTTGCTCGAGTTGGGCGCAGCGATGCGACGCGGCGATATGAAGGCGTTCCACGAGGGTGTCACTCCTTACTACAGATTGGCGGAAGAATATCTGGGCTACAAATTGCCAGCGGACCTCCAACAGGCGGTCCAGCAAGGCCAGATGACGACCCAGGCTGCTGCGCTGTTTTCTCGAGAGCGCATGGACCGCGCGCTCGCCCAATCCAAGGGCATGCGGACCCAGCAGGTTTATCAAGAGCAACAGCAATTCACGCAGCAGCAATATCAGCAGCAAGCAGACGCGCGGCTCAAGCAGGACGTTGAAGCGAAGGTCAACGCCTGGGAGCAAGCGACTGCGCGGACTGATCCCGACTATCAGAAACTCAAACCGCTGCTCCATCAGCTGATGTGGTCGGTCGTCCGCGAAAAAGGCGGGCGAGTCGAGTCGCCGGATCAGGCCGTCGAGATTGCCAAGATCGCCTATGCACGAACCAAGGAGCACTCCGGTGCGCTTGTGACGCAGCAGCGGCGTTCAACATCGCGGGTGCCGAGCAGCACGGGACGAACAAATGGTGCTGCGCCAGAACCGACCAGTCTTGATGACGTGGTCCGAAGAGCCCTAGAGGGCGCACGCGCCAATTAAGTAAAGGCGCACTCCGATGCCGACTTTCTCATCTCCACTTTTGGAGCATGTGACGACGGCTGCGTTGGACTACTGGCT